ATGATACATGGAGTATGGATAGTACATTATCTCATATTATATTACCATTGCTTAAGCAATTACAAGATACTAAGCACGGCTCACCAGCTGTGGATAACGTAGATGTTCCAAAAAGATTAAAGTCTGATAAAGCAACAGGCAAGGAACATCTAATAGATGATTTATATCATGATAGATGGGAATATGTTCTTAACGAAATGATCTGGGCTTTTGAACAAAAGTGTAGAGATGATTGGATGGAAGACTATTACGACTATGGTGAAAACGAAGACGGAGTATTTGGTGTTAGGCTAACAAGAGCTGACGAGAAAGGAAGAAATGCACACCAAAAACGAATGACTAACGGGTTTAAATTGTTTGGTAAATACTATGAAGGGCTTTGGGACTAGCAAGTGGTGGAAGATCTGGAAACACGCACTCGGATCCTTTGATGAGGAAGACGGGTATGATCCTATTAATGAGAATAGAATATCGATAATTAGGACTTTTATCGTGTTTACTAACCTTCTATGCGGTTGGGTAATTATAATTAACGTTATTAAGGACTGGATATGAATAAATGGTGGCGCATTTGGGCGCAATCACTCGGAGAAAAAGTCGGCGAATCTGATAGACAAGCGGATGTCGTCGCTGTAATAAGAACGTTTTGGTGGTTTGTTCATATTGCTACTTGCTTTATGATCATAATTCACAACGCAACAAAGTTAGGATGGATCTAATTGTTTACAATAGAAATGGATTGGGACGAGACTGCAATTACATGTTTAGACCCAACCGCTGAACACGAAGATTTCCAATGCATTATATACGATGATATAGTCTATATGAGGCAGTGGGACGAAGATATGGGTAGGCATAACTATATAACTATGTCACCTGAAATGTTATTAGCATTTACGACCTCGATGAAATTGCCATCAGGAGCGTATGTTTTAGGAGATAAAGAATGATTACGATATATGGCAAAGAGAACTGTGGCTTTTGCACTAAGGCAAAGGCATTTGCTGAACAAAGAAATTTACAATACGAATACAAAGATGTTGGTAGATCAAAAGCTACCCTAGACGAACTGATGGAAAGAGTGGTAGAACCAGTTAGAAGTGTACCACAGATCTTTATTGGAAAAGAACACGTCGGTGGATATAAACAACTACTCGAATACGTAGAAAATACAGGCTATACTGGAACTGGCCACAGTCTGTAAAAATAAAGGTTGACATTTGTCAGCCTTTGTTGTATAATAGATACTATAATATGAATAATGTGAGGTACGACTATGTCGATGCATATGATCAAGGGCGTTCAAGTACACGGAAAGAGCTCTAAGAATAAGAAAAAGCTGACTGCAAAGCAGCTTGAAAAGCTACAAGTACAGTGGCGACAGCATAATAAAAGCATGAGAAGAAACCACAATCATTCATTGCAATTTAACGATTTCAATGATTATGTTGCGTACACTCGTGGAGAATATAAACCTAAAACTAAAAAGGAATTTAAAACTTATGAACCGCCCAAATCGTATGTCCGCAACACGCCGGAATATCCAAGCAGCACGGTCAAGACGTCGGATACAGTTCCAGGTGCTGGACGACTCAAAGAAAACCCAAAGTATACAGGAGATCTCATTATTGGAATCGGAACAATGCACAAGTCCAACGCAGTCCCAATTATGCGAGGAACCAACGAAGCAAAAGACATAGCAAACATGAGGCGTTAAGATGGATAATATTATTGCAGGAACAGCACCACTATATAAAAGAGACTCTAAAGGTGGAGTACGTATATGGAAAGGTGAAGTATGTGAAGACAATGGTAACTACTATTGGAGAGCAATTGCTGGTCTTGAAGACGGTAAACAAGTCGAATCTGGCTGGAAAATAGTAGAACAAAAGAATGTCGGTAAAGCAAACGAGACATCTTTACAAGGTCAGGCTGAACAAGAAATGTTGGCAGACTTTAAAAAGAAACTTGATCGTGGATACTTTAGAGTAAAGGCCGATATCGATTCCTTTGATAAGATTAAACCAATGTTAGCAGCCAAATACGAAGATGCTAAGTTTGACTGGGATAATAACGATTATTTCTCTCAGCCAAAACTCGATGGTATTCGTTGTATTGCTAGAGCAAATGGACTATGGTCACGATCAGGTAAAGAAATAATCGGTGTACCGCATGTGTTCGAAGATCTTAAACCTTTCTTTGAAAAAAATCCAGATGCTATTCTTGACGGTGAGTTATACAATCATGAACTTAAAGATGACTTTAACAAGATTACATCATTAGTTCGTAAAACAAAGCCAACTCCTTGGGATCTTAAAGACTCCAAGAGATTGGTAGAATATCACGTATATGATAGTATTAGTACTAAAGGTTCTTTAAAGGAACGTATTGTTTTCTTAACTAAACTCAGTGGCGATTCAATCAGACTCGTTTCAACTGTTGGTGTAAATAGTCAATCAGAACTCGATCAATTATATGGTGAGTATACAGAAGATGGCTATGAAGGTCAAATGGTTCGTACTAATGATCCATACCAACAAAACAAAAGATCAAAGTCGTTATTAAAACGAAAAGAATTTATTACTGAAGAATTTAACGTTCTCAGAGTGGAAGAAGGAAAAGGCAATTGGGCTGGTCATATCAAAAGATTTGTACTAGAAATCAATAGCCAAGAATTCGGAGCTGGTGTACGAGGCAATCAAAAATTATTAAAGGAATTGTTTCAATCAAAAGTTACACCTGACTGGGTTACATTACGTTACTTTCAATTAACGCCGGATGGCATACCAAGGTTCCCAGTTGTTATTGACTGGGGTGTAGGACAACGAGAGGACTAGATATAAATGGATAATAGAATTTTAGAAATACTGGCAAAAGAAGCTGCTAGGCAAGAAGAAACTGTAGAGCTTATTGCAAGTGAAAACTTTGCAAGTGAAGCTGTTATGGAACTATGTGGTAGTATTTTTACTAACAAATATGCTGAAGGTTATCCTGGCAAAAGGTACTACAATGGATGTGAGAATACTGACAGCGTTGAAACATTAGCAATCGATACAGTATGTAAACTGTTTGGTTCTAAGTTCGCAAACGTACAACCACATTCTGGTGCTAATGCTAACCTTGCTGTATTTAAAGCATTCTTAACTCCAGGCGATAAGATCCTAGGTATGGATCTTGCAAGTGGTGGACATCTATCTCACGGTGCAGAAGTTAATGTATCTGGTGCATGGTTTAGTTCATACACATATGGAGTAGATGAAGAAGGCTATTTAGATTATCAAGATATCCGTAAGCAGGCTCATGAACTTAAACCAAAAATGATTGTTGCAGGTGCAAGTGCTTATCCTCGACAAATCGATTGGGCTGAGTTTAGAGATATTGCTGACGAAGTAGGAGCACTCTTACTCGTAGATATGGCGCATTATGCAGGTCTAGTAGCCGGTGGAGTATATACGAATCCAGTTCCTTTTGCTGATGTTGTTACTTCAACAACCCATAAAACCCTGCGAGGTCCTCGTGGTGGCATTATCTTATGGAACAATCCAGACTATACACGTAAGATTAATAGTGCAATCTTTCCAGGAACACAGGGTGGACCATTAATGCATATCATTGCTGCTAAAGCTCAGTGCTTTATCGAAGCTGATACAAAAGAGTTCTTGCAATATGCTGGACAGGTTGTAGCAAATGCAAAAGCAATGTGTAAAGTGTTTAATGCAAACGGCTTTCCAGTTCAAACAAGTGGTACAGACAGTCATATTATCTTAATGGACTTAAGTGATATTAAGTATAGTGGTAGAGAAGCTGCAGATAGATTAGAAGCTGTTGGTATTACTGTTAATAAAAATGGTATTCCTAACGATCCTAGATCCTTTATGGAAACAAGTGGCATCCGTATTGGTACGGCGGCTGGTACAACGAAAGGTTATGACGAAGCAAGATTCGCTGAAATTGCTGAAATCATTTGTGAAGTACTACGTTAATTATGCCAACTTACTCATATGAATGTAAAAAGTGTGGTCATGAATTTGATATAATGCAAAGAATAGTTGATGACCCGCTTGAACACTGTCCTGAATGTACGGAAAAAGAATTGAAGAAAGTAATCAAAGTGAGTGATGGAGGCTTTGCACTTAAAGGAAAAGGTTGGTTTAAGAGCGGTGGCTATTGATATAAATAACTCTATATGTTTTAAAACTATGGAGTTGCTATGTGGTTATATAAGGGTGAACAATTCACCTCTGAAATGATTGAAGATTGGGTTGGCTTTATCTATCTGATTACTGACCAATCAAACGATATGAAGTATGTTGGTAAGAAATTACTTACATCAAAACGGAAGTTGCCGCCGTTAAAAGGTAAGAAAAGACGAAGAACTGTAGTAAAAGAAACCGATTGGCAAAAGTATTACGGATCTTCTGAAGAAGTTAAATTAATGGTTGAGGAGAAAGGTGCAGATAATTTTCACCGTGAAATCTTAACCTTATGTAAAAGTAAAGGTGAACTTGGCTATTTAGAAGCTAAGTACCAATTTGAGAACGATGTTTTATTACGAGATGACTTTTATAATGGTATTATCCAGTGTAAGATACATAGGAACCACGTAAGAAGTTTAAAAACGGGTTGACAAATAACTTTTCATATAGTATAATAAAAATATGGCGTATTCAAAAAAAGTAGTAGAAAGGTTTGAAAGTGTTTTAGCGAATCCAGCAGAATATAGTGTTGGAAGATTTGATCCTAACGATCCAAGAGTAGCAACCGGAATGACTGGTGCACCTGCTTGCGGTGATGTTATGAAATTACAATTAAAGTTAGATGATAACGAAAGAATTGTAGATGTGAAGTTTAAAACATACGGCTGTGGTAGTGCTATAGCAAGTTCAACGATGTTTGTTGAAATGTTAAAAGGCAAGACAATAGAAGAAGCAAAGCTTATCAAAGATAAGGATATTGCTGACTCTTTAGAACTACCACCAATTAAATTGCATTGTTCTGTGTTAGCAGAAGATTCGATTAAGAAAGCAATTGAAGACTGGGAGTCTAAGAAAGGTTCTATGGTTGGACATAATAATCCGCCAAAATAACAGTTGACATTTGTTTGAAAGTATGATATATTAGATAATATAAGTAAATTATCTTTAAATGGAGAAGAATATGATAGTAACTCGTAAAAGCGTTCTTACCGGTAAGACCCGCACAAGAAACATTCCTGCAAAACCTCGAGATCTTGCTATGTATGAGACTGGTACAGTTTCTATGCAAGACGCAATGCCCTATCTTAATTCTCAAGACCGTGACTTTATCATGATTGGTATCACCGACAATGAGCTAAAAAATGCATTCTCAAAAGAACTTAAAGCGATCGTTAACGATCAGTTCGGAGTATAGATTTGATAGTACTATTTAACGGTCCACCGGCATGTGGTAAAGATCATGCAGCTGACTACTTCAAAGCTCAAGGTTACAAACACTTATCATTCAAGTATCAGTTGTTCA